AATATGTAAGTTAAGGTACTTCAAAAGTTCCTCCAACACTTCGTCTTGCTGCCAAACGTCGCTCTCATCATCGCCCAAAAACAACAAATCAGATATAGAAAGCTGCCTAAATACCTGATAGCGGTTGGCGGTCTTTGCATCAACTGCCTTGCTGCCGTCATACCAGAATTTAATATTTTGGTTGCCCAATATATCCAGTCCCTCGGTAACACCTTGCAGTATCTCGGTGGCTATGTCGTAAAAACTACGCTGCGCCGCCTCTGCCTTGACGAAAGCATAGATAACGCCCAATGCGCCCACGTTCTTATACTTGCTATACTGCAAAGCACTAAGCGCATCAATGCAATTTAACTCCAGTTCGTCCCATCGGTCGTTATATGGCTGCGACAAAGTTTGTGGCTCGATAAACCCGGCAAAGATACACGTATCGTTTTTGTAGATATTTACGACTACATCACGGCATGAGGTACTAAAAAGGTCTGTAATCAGGTTGCCGCAAAGCAATCTTATTTTAGCCGAATTTCTCAAAAGCACATCGAAAGTGTCGTTTACCTCGTTTTCGATTTCTGCCGGATCATCGCTAAAATATACATCTGCCTTTTCTGTACCTATTTCAATAGCCTGCGTGCGATCGCTCCCGGTAACGATGTGTACCGTTATCGTATCGCCCTGCTGACTTAGAAAACTGCCGTGTATATACATATTAACTACTTATTAAAAATTTGACTTTCTGCCGCTCTTGGCGGCTACTCTCGTTGTATTGGATATTACCCCAACTAACTTTCTGCCCTCGATTTCAAAGCGAACATTACCACCGATACCGCCCTGCGGCTGTATCATGCTACGTAGCTTATCAAGTGGGGCGATAACCTCCGGGTTGTTGCTTGCTCCGGCATACTCACCGACTAAAGCCAACGTAGGCCCCGACACTACACCACCCTTTGCAAACGGCATTACTCCGATAGCTTCCACCATCGCCGTTGCAGCACTGACAAAACCGGATGCTATGCCGAAACCGACAAATGGTATTGAGGCGTGGGCGACAAAAAACATTGCTGCGGCTAACTCCATGTATGAGGCGGTCGCCAATTTGTTAGCGGCAATAACTGGAATCATCGCCGCCGCTGCCGCCGTCTGTGCCGCCGTCTCAACTCCCTGGGCGGTTGCCGTGGCGGTTGTGGCTGCTGCCTCTCCGGTCTTAGCTGCGGCATGGGCGGTTGAGGCGGTCGTTAGCATATCAATAATACCTACTATTGCGCTGATACTCTCATACAGTTGTATAAAGCCGTCCACGATAGCGGTTACTTTCTGCCATGCGTTGCCGTTGCCGTCCAAAGCGTCGGTTATGCTGTTAATGCTGTCGCCAATTCCCTTGATGCCGTCCCAACCAGACTTTACGGTATCGAAAGAAGAAATAGAAGATTTGCGCCATTGCTCATAAGTGCTAATCATTTCCTCGATGTCCTTGCGCTGTCCCTCCGTTACCGGGTTGTTGGTATCGTTGAGCTGCTTTTGCAGTTCTCGGATTTTATCGGTTAGTGCATCAAAGCCAATGCCTTTAACCTTGATCTTAAACTCTCGGTTAGAAAGTCCGTTAATCTCGGCTATCTCTTTTTGCATTGATGGTATTTCTATACCCCTTTGCATCGCCTTTCGCTTGGCTTCCAAAGCGTCGATCGTCCTTTGTGTGTTTTGGATTTCGTCGGCACTCTGCTTGCTCTGCTGCTCCTGATAATACCTTACTGCCTCATCTAACTTCTCGATGGTATCAAGTTGGCTAATATCGGCTGGCTTATTCAAAGCCGCCAAACTATCGTCCCATGCTTTCTTAATACCCTCAATATCGTTAATGTGCTTTTGTATCTCTGGGCGTTGTTCCTCGGTGGCTTTCTCCAACAATTCATTATAGTATGCCAACTTAATATTAAGCTGCTCATACGTCTTTAATGCGCTGTCGGGTGTATCTATCACCGTGGCATTTTCGATATAGTTCTTTAGAGTTTCCAACTTACTGATTTCTGCATCAATTCCGCTTATAGCTTCTTTGGATGCCGTGGCCCTCAACTTCTGTTGGTACTCTATTTCTTTGTCGATGTCCTGTAAGGTCTCCAACTTTGCCGGGCGTTGCATAGCTGCGCCCAATAGCTCGGTTTTGCCTATTAGTTTGTCGATACCTGCCAAATCATCTTTATTGGCGGTCTTTCGTAAGGTCTGCAAATAATCCAATTCCTTTTCAACGTCTTGCAACGTCTTGATTTCGGTTGGCCGCTCGGCGGCTTTCTGGGCTAACTCGATTGCCGCTTTCTTTTTCTCCCATGCTTGGATATTCGCCCTTATCTTTTCTTGCTCGGCGGTGCTCGCCGTGGTGAGCTTCTTTTTGTAGTACTCGATATTAGTACTTAGCTGTTCGTAGGTCTTAGGGTCTGCAACGGGCTTATTTTTCTTGCTGCCACTCTTATTACCCTTGAACGTATCAAAGCCCAACGATTTATCTAATAACTTTTTACGGTTGTGTAACTCCGTATTATACGCCTTTAGCTTGGCTATTTCCTTGCCATCAGTCGTATTTTTAAGTTTCTTTTCTGTCTTTTCGATTGCGTCCGCTACCTGCTGATAGGTCATTGCACTAACCTTAACGGTCTTGTTGTTACGCCCCATCTTAACATCAACCGCCGCCATCTGCTTAGAACAATCGGCCATGTGTGCCTGGGCTATGCCCAATTGTCTTTGCAAACTTTGGATTTCCTGTATCAGCCCCCTTGCGCTGTCCTTTAAATCGGCATACTCCTTGGTATCTTCCGTTGTAACAACTTCGTAGCTGTCACCTCCAGTTGATCGGTTGGTTATTGTCCGCTTGGTGGTTTTCTGTGCGCCTCCGGCTTTCCAAAGTTCACGGCGTTTAGCGTAATTGTCTTCCAACTCTATTTGCTTTTCAGCCAACTTTGTTGCCAACACCTTTGCTTGTGCCTCGTAGCCAATTTGCTTAACGTATATCTGGCTTTTGCGTGTCAATGTATCGTACCACTCGGATGCTGTCTTATGGCTCCCGAACAAATCACCATATACGGCGTTAAGGTGGTTTACTGCGTCGGTGGTGTCCTTTTTAGCGGTAATGAGGTCGCCCAAAGCCTTAATCTCTTTGTCTAACTCAACCTTAGTGTTTGCCGCTGCGTTCTTGTAAGCGTCTTCGGCTTCGCTAAACTCGTTTGTCTTGTCGGTAGCCTCATCGGTCTTATTAACGAAATATTCGATAACAGATGTTACCGCCACGATTGCAGCACCTACCACCGTGGTAATCATCAAACCTTTAAGGGCAATTTTGAAAGCGGTTGCCGAATAGGCACCACTTTTCAAAGCTGCGCTAAAGACACGTGTAAACGCCGCCGATCGGCTTGCATTAAGCCCAAACAAAAGCATTGCCGCACCACCTGCCTTTGAACGTAACGTTAAAATGCCTTGTTGGATATTCAGGGCTTTAAGGGTCTTAACCAAACTTGTAATACTCATAGTGGTTATACCCAACTGTGAGATAAAACTAAGTATTGGCATCGCTCCGCCGACAAACCCGGCTACCACATCAGTTATTGCGCCTAATTGGTTTTTCAGCATTTGCGTGGTTGCGCTGCCTGTACTACTCATTTCATTGTAGGCGGCGTTGATGGTTCCGGCACTATTTGCCATTGCGTCCACGTTCTCGCTGAACTTCTCGGCCAACTGATTTGTAAGCGGTGTCAATGCTCGCAAACTTTCGGCACTACCAAACAACTTGGCATAAACTTCTTGCTCCAATACACCATTAGCGGCGGCATACTCCTTAACGGATGCGTCCAACTGAGTTAAGAAGTTGCGCAAACCTCCGGCGGCTTTGATAGATGCGGCATTGAACTCAATACCCATCTTTTCCGCCATTTCGGTTGCCTCGCTTGACGGCTTCACCAAAGCGGTAAAGATTGCCGCCATCTGGGTTGCAACTTCGTTAGTATTACCGCTAACACCTGTAAGCGTTGCAAAACTTGCCAAAAGTTCATCGACACTTACGCCCAATGTTGAGGCATTGGCGGTCACTCTTGGCAGTGCCTGGGCCAACTGCTCAAATGAGGTTACGCCGTTCTTGGCTGTGAGCTGTATTTTGTCCTGCACGCTTTCGGCTGCGTCCCATGCCAAACCATAATTTTTGATAACAGTAGATGTTACCTTTACGACACCGCCCAAATCGGCGACACCGCCCACGGATGCTTTAGCCGATTTATTAAGAAAATTAAGCCAATTGTTTTCAGGTACGCTGTTACTGACTACCTGATATAAGCCGTTTGCAAGTTCATCACGTGCGACAGGTACGTTTTTGGCTAACTCGGCTACCTGATTTTTTAACTTTGCAAAGCCCTCGGCGTTCTTTCCTGCCATTGTATTTGCAACTCTCATAGCTGCGCCAAAGGCTCTACTATCGGCGGTAATGTCCTGCAAAGTACCATTTAGCTGACCGACGGCGTTAGATACTGCACCCAAAGCCTGTACGCCTTGGCTCCAGTTGATCAACGACGATTTGAGTTTGTCGGCTTCCACAATAGCGGCGGTCATGGCTTGTTTAAGGCCGTCCGCATTTTGCGAAAGGTCTTTAAACCCCTTACCGTCTCCGTCCAATTTGAACGTTATGGATATAGTACTTTTACCTGCCATAGTCTTTAATATTTGTCACCCAATAGGGCGATAATTTGTTTTCTCTTTTCTTCCGCTTCCTTGGCCGTAATGTGTTCGGTCTTTGCTTGCTTCGACTTCCTGCGATTATCCCACGAAAGCGGTAATAGCTTCTGGGGCGTTAGTTTGTTCTTAACGTGCGGCTGAATAGTTATGCACGCCAACATACGCATACGCTCCCAATTATCTTTGTATTGGCTTTGCTCTTGGTCTAAGTACGCTTTGCATACGCTGTTAAATTCATTAGGTGTTAGCCTACAAAAATCATCGTATGAAAGACGTATGCAACCTAAAGCAAAGCCCAATACTTCATTTATTGCAAACTTTTTTTTTCGTCTGCATCGGTCTCGGCATCTTCCTCGCTGTCCTGGCCCATAGCTTTAGCCCATTCGTTCATATCTTCCGGGCTGACACTATCGGCAAAGTCCATCAAAGAAAGTTTGAATTTCTTGCCGTCTGCCTTGGATGCCGAAACGATGCAACACCAAAGAAACGTACAAATATCGGTGAAACTTGTAGCGTCGATTTCTGTAACCTCTCGCCCTGTTTCCTGCTTAAATCTAAGCATTGCGCCCATTGTCTGACGGCATGGAAAAACCTCATTACCGATTTTAATCTCAACCTTTTTCATATAAACTTAATTAAATGGGTTATACTGTATGCTCTTCGGATGCTGCCACGGAACTATCAGTAAACGCCGTTTCGTCGAGTGTGTCCGGCTCACCGTTGTTGTCAAGATTGATAGTATAAGTACTATCGTCCTGCGCCGGGTCGGTGCGCTCCAAAGAAGAAATGATAAAGCTACCTGCCAAATATGGCTTTTTGCTTTCACCTCTCTGCATACACTTAATCTTAACTGGCTGTCCTGACTTCCACGCTGCCAACATCTTTTGGTAACTTGCTTCGGTCTCACCATCATAGATAAGGCCCTCGGCTGAAATAGCAATAGACAAACCAGTTACGCCCTTTTCTTTCCACATTCCGTTAGTCTTCGCCTTGCTTGCCGCTGGCTTAACTGCACGGTCTTTGGTCTCGCTGTTCATTGTTGCCGTGTGGGTGGTACAGTGCCCGAAAGCATCTTCACCCAAATAAAGCAACATATTACTACCATTGCAATAACTCATATCTTACTAAATTTTAATGTTAAAAACTAACTGCTGCGCATAGGCATCACTATCGTAGCCCTCTTCGCTATCAGTCAATACACAACTGCGCATAACTAAACCGTCCTTTTCGCTCTGCTTGCCGTCCAAAGCTGCCCTTACTGCCTCGGCTAACTCCACGCCCTCGCTGTACTTCTCGGTATAACAAATAACCTCGATCGTCACGGTATCGGCTCCGGGGTAACCTGCCTTTGTCGGGTTCTGCTCGATTGAGGCACGGCGATAAAGTATGTACGGCAAAACCGCCGTGTCCGTAGCAACTGGGAAAACCTTTTTAGTATGCTTCGCTACCTCGGGGTCTTGCAAAAGCATATCACGAATAATGCTACCTGCGCTTAATGATGTTTTATTTGCAGCCATACTTATTTGCAGTCTTAGTTACACTTTCTACTATCTCGTTACGCAAATCTGCCGTTACCTTGTCCCTAACATCTGTTTGGGTCTTACGCATAAAGCCATATCGTTTCATGCGTCCGGTATTGTGGCCCCGGCGTTCCCTAACAAAAACCCTTGTTTTGGTCTTGGTCTTTCGTTGCTCCGTTCCACCCTCTGCCCATATCAAAACAGGTTTCTTTAGTCCCTGGCGATTAATGTGCATACCTTTTTCGCCCTTTCCAGTTTTTCGGTTGGCTTTCTTCGTGCCGATAGTAACACGAAATCCGGCGGCTTTCTTAAATACGATAGCCCTAATACCTTTTTCCAAATCTCGGTTGCTATGTAATGAGCTGCGCAAATTGTTAATAGCTGTTCGTCTTACTTGGTTCGCCTCTCTCCTGAAAGCACCTTTTAAGGCTCGCTTTCGGTGTTTAACGTCCATTTCGGTAAACAACTTCTGCAACTGCGTATCGTCGTATTGATTTGCCATAACTTGATTACTCGTTTACTCGTTCACAAACTAAAGTGTTCATACCTCTATCAATGTTTGGGATGATGGCAACCACCGTATAAAGGTAGCCACCTAACTGCTGCACTCTCCAGTTTTCTTTAACTGGGTGTGCGTCCCTCACATTAAACTCGGCTCGATAGTCGGGGAAATGTTCGCCCACTTCCTCGCTACGGTTTCCGCTCTGCTTCTTCCTCTCTGCCCATACGGTACGTATAGGCTCGTAGGTTGTCGCTTCCTCTCCGTAGTCGTTAGTTGTCGCCGTAGGCTTCAACAACTGCAAACGATATTTCATTTCTCCTGCTCTCATTCCGCTAATTTCCGATAGGGTTTAATTAAGGCTTGTAGCGAATCAGGCACGGCGTGCATCTGCACGTTACTCACACTTTCACGCTGATTGTACCAATGTGCGCCCAACATCATTATAGCGTGTTTTATGGGGGTAGGTACATCATGCCCATTACCCATCTGCGCCAATTCCTCTTGGGTTCTATTGGTCGCCGTGATAACTGCGCTTTCTGCGGTATCTAATAGATGCTGCAAATACTCGTCATCATCGGCGAAATCATCAGCCCTTACGTGCTTCTTAAAAAGTGCCAAACTCACTACTGCCATAACGTTATAACTTTAAATTGTGATTACTTCTTACCGCCGACTTTACCCAACTTAAAGGCCTCTGGGCGGATTGTCTTAGTAGCATAGTCCGTGTTGAGCACGAAATCTACGCTATCTTTACGTGCTTTGCTGTATGGATCGACGATAAAGCGCAAAGTACCAAACATACCCATAGGCTGATAACGCCAATCACCCAAACCGATAAACTCCGTACCTGTGATAACCTTAACGTAGTCGCCCGACTTCATACCTGTAATGTTCTTAACATCATCGGCACTTGTCACGGTGTACTTAGCGGTGTTCTTCTGTGGGTCAAAGTCTTCTGCTGCCGCCCACGCTGTGCCGCTGTACTTCTGGTACGATACCTTAGTATCACGGATAACATTTGAGGTGTACACTGGCAAACCGCAAAGTTTTCCGTTTTGGATCATCGGCAAAAAGATACCCTTTTCGTTGATAGGTGTACCCTCCAAAATCGCCTCCATGCTCTTTGTCATTACCCAACAAAGGTTGCTGCCGTCGATACCTGTTTCAAGTACTGCGGCTTTCATCTGGGCGTTGAGTTCGTTAAAGGTTGGCACGGCTGAAAGCAATACCGGATTGTCTTTGAGTGCCACAAATGGGCCTACCAAATTAGTAGCACCATTAACCTTATTTACGCCGCAAACGATTTTGTTCAAAAGAAGACGGATTGCAAGCGGCATAACCTCACGCACGATCATTTCCAAAAGTCCCTGCGACTGATTGAGCGACTGGTTAGTTACCGGGATGGCAATACCCATACGCTCCGGTGCTGCGGTCATTTTGCTGAAAGGTATTTTGGTGTCGCTAAGTTCTGCGCCCTCACCTGCTAACTCTGCCTCGACCATTTCGTACATAGGCCAAACAAAGTCACCTGCCAAACCTGTTGGCATTGGCAAACCTACCTTATCCAAAATAAAGCCCTCCTGCAAAGGTTTCAAAATGTCCTGAACGTTAAGCGGCACGATTGCGCCCTTTGCCACGTCCTGCACCATCATCATATCACGCAAAAGCATGATTTCGGTACGCTGACCGGATGCGGCGTTTTCACGGATAATCTTAATTGCGTCTTCCTGGGCGTTTGGATTTTCACGCAAATGCTCGGCGGTTGCCGCCTGCATCTTCATTTGCAACAACTGATTTTCACGCATGAGGGTTTCAAACTCGGTGTTCTCTGCCTCGTTGCGCTCACGCTGCTCTTTCTCGCATACGTCCGCAATCTCTGTGATGCGGTCGCAATTCTGCTGATACTGGTTAATCAGCTCACGAACGTTAATTGTTTTCTTTGTCTTTTTGTCCATGTCTGAAAATTAAAAATTAAATGTTATACTAAACTGCGTTTTGCAGCGTGGCGCATTTCACGCAACTGCTTTAACGCTTTTTCTTTCTGCTCGCTTGTCTGTGGTTGAGGCTCCGGGGTCTTCTGCTCTCGCTTCAACTCATCGGTAAACTCTCTTGCCTCCACGCTCGTATCTGGGTAATACGGATCAGCCGCCAACGTAAAGTCAAAGATACCTGTAATCGCTTTGACACGATAGGTAATATTGTTAATGCCGTTAGCCGCTACTTTGCTTTGACGCTCTACAAAATCGCTATCATAGTAGCGTGTTGAAAACGCAAAGCTGCAACCGCTTATGTCGCCACGGCGTACCAATTCCAAAGCCTTGTCGCCGTCCACGGTATTAGGTGCGTCAAACTCAAAAGCCACGCCCTTTTCATCTACTGTGTACGAAAGTGTACCGCCGCCCTTATTGCTTCTTGCCAAAATCAATTGGCGATTGTGAAACATCGTCATTTTGATGTCTTGGCCGTCTAAGAGTTCCTTTGTAACGGCTTCCGGGGCTATCACTTCCCGGGCCTCGCTATCTTCGTCGCTCCACAATGGGGCCGACGGTACGTTAAACAATATGGCATATCCAGTTATTGTGCGGCTCGGTGCTTCGCCCTCTGCTGCCTCTCTGACGTGTAACTCGGTAGGAGTACACAAACACCGTCTTATGATTGTATCTTTATTCATCGTCTTGGTCTCCATCTTTATTTTTATCGTCCTTTTTAGTTTTCTTTGGCTCTGGCTCCGGTGCGTTATTAACTTCGGTCTCGTTGGCAATATCTCTAAGATTTGCCGATACTAAAACCTTGTCGCCGCCCTCGATAGGTGGGCGGTTCTCCATCTTGCGCCAATCGTTCACCGTATAGATACCTGCGGCGATCGTTGCCGCCTGATACTTAACCTTACTATCCAAATCGCTTGCATAAAGTCCCCGGCGGTCAAACTCAAATTTACGTTTGCAACATAGGGTAGGGGCAATTAACTTACGCAACATTTCATTTTCTATATTGCGTAAAAGTGGGTTTAACGTGTTACTCAAAAACGCCACATTCGCCATTTCAGCCGATTTGTAATTATTGCTCGTGTCGTCAAAAACAAAAGATGGATGCACGCCAAAGAAACGGCAAATGTCTCGTACCGTAAACTTGCGGCTCTCCAAAAACTGCATATCAGTAGAAGAAAGCGAAATTTGCTTAAAGTCCACCTGTCCGGGCAAACTAACTATGCGCTCGCCATTCTGAAAACGGCTATCTATGTTTTCGGCTGTCTTCTCCAATTCCTTGTCCTGATACTCACCAAACCCGGTAGTAGTCTTATCGTTGCTTACGATACCCCTAACATTGCCGCCATTGGCAAATCGTTTAAGTGTCTCCCTATCTCCGGTTAATGCTATATCTAACGTCTGCCTTGCGTACTCCAGTACGCTAACGCCGTGCTTACCGTTACTTGTATGCCCCTTAATGTGGATGATCTCGCTTTCATCGTAAACTCCACATATACCGTTGATGGTATCGGTAATCATGTAGGTGTCGTTATACACATCGTGGTTTACAGTATTGCGCCCACACAAAACCAATCGGTCTATTTCTAAAGTAGCCCTGTTGTACACTGGTACGATGTAAGCATTACCCTCTAACAACACATTTTCTACGGCTTCTTTCCAAAAGTCGAACGCCGATTTTGTAAAGTCCGGCTGTACTGTTAGAAGATAATGCAAACGGCTATTCGTGTCCTCCACAAAAATGCCGTCTTTCAATCTCATATACAAAAATGGCAAATTAGCTACACTTTCACTAAGTAACTGCACACATCGGTAAACAGTGGCTACCGACAAAGCGGTATTGCCTGTACCGAAAAAGTTAAAGAACTGGGTATAGTCTCCGGTACGTGGCCCCGGTGTCTGTGGTTCGCTAACTGCGCCCTCGGCATCGGTGCTACGGCTGAAAAATTTTACTATGTTTTGCCAAATACCCATATATAATTATACTTTTTAGCCCCAAAGATACAACACAAAAATGAGCAAAAAAAATGCGCCTTGGTGCATCGTGGTACACCTTGGCGCATCGTGGTAAAATTATTATTTTATTAAATATTTTTATGTTCTAAAAACTTGCAAATTACCTCTCAAATGTGTATAGCAAACCCAAAGTCATTAGCATTGTGATCGCCCCATCTATCTTGCGGTACTGTGACACTTTGAGCGGCTTTTTGTTCTCCAGATTGTCGGTATCTATCACGCAATTCTCCAAACAGAAAGCGTTAATAGGGTTGTCGTTAAACTCTATCTTTACCGGGTCACTCCATGCAAGCATCTCAAAACTTTCGACTGGTAGGTTAAAGTTTCCGTAGGTTTGACTAAATGGGGTTAGCACGTTCCTCGCTCCAACTGACTTTAAGATACTCGTTAGCTCCTGCGCCTTGTAAGCATCATAGCCGATACGGATAATATTAACCAACTTACTGCGTCGTAATATATCCTCGGTAATCATCGCCGTGTCTATCTTCTGCCCTTTGCAGAAAATAAGATACCCTTTTTCGTTCCAAAGCCTATAAAGCTGCTCGTTGGGATGCCCTTTTAATGCTCCCTCCGGGAAATAGTAATCAGTATGCGTGTAAAACTTCTTATTACCCGATAGGTACACGGTATAAGATACTGCGCTGAAATCATCATGCACCGACAAATCAAACGCCACGGCACAATCTGGGCGGCCCTGCACCTGATCTATACAGAAATTGCCCAATAATTCTTTTGCCTTTTCGTGGGTAAACCACGTTTTTTCGTCATTTATCGTGAAAATATTAAGCAATTTCGTGCGAAAAGCCAACATATTTTCGGCTGATAACTGGGCGGTCTGATACTCATTTTCGTAGTAGTCCGGTTGCACCGTGATACCCAAATGTGGCTGCACCTTTGCCCACGTCTCCGGGCTGTCCTCTGCATCGTCCACATCAGGCATGAAGATAGATGCAAACATGGTGTCGCTTTCTGCCTCACCTCGTAGTACTGCCATCACTCCGTCAAGTTCGTGAGCAAATGGGCCATCTACCACATCGCTTGCCGTGGTGATAATGATTGTTAGCGGCTCACGCCTTGGCCCCATTGATGTTGTCAATACGTTTTTGAGGTCTGCACCGTTCTTACCTGCCGTGTTTCGGGCTTGGGCGTACTCGTCCATTATCACCAATGAGGCAAACAAACCATCTTTGGTTTTGGCGTTGGCGGTCAAACATTGTATGAGGCTATCACGTCCACGGTCTTTGAAAGTAATCTTTTCACGATTAACCCTAAAGTGCTTTTCCTTTGGGTCAATATCAAACATGATGTTTCGTATCTCATCAAAACAGATTTTCGCCTGATCGTAGCTATTTGCGCCTACGTATGCCTGGGCGTTGTTATCACCGAAAAGCATATCATAAACCGCCAAAGCTGCGCACGATGTCGTTTTACTGAACTTTCGGGGCACGAATAGGTAGGCGGTACGTATCAGTCTGCGCCCATCGTCTCGGGCAAAGCCATAGATATTAGCAAACTGGTAGGCCTGCACCGGGGTTAGCTTATAGCGTGTGCGCCCTCGGATGCCGCTAAACCGCAAAGCCTCGTAGAACTTGAAAAAACGCTTTACTCGCTTGGGCTTCCAATCGTACTTATCAAGCATCTGCAAAAAGCGTCTTACTCCCAATATCTCATACAGGTTGTGTGCGTCTGGGTGGTCTATCACTCCAAACACATAATCGCCGATACGCTTATCTGTTTCAATAAGCGCACGGCGGTAGCGGTCGGCGTATGTACTGCGCCCCTGCCGCAACTGCTCCGATACCTCGGCTTTCAGTTGTCGAAATCTTCCTTTTTCTTCTTCTGTCATTAGTCGTCGCCCTCCTGCATCGCTGCCATAAAGTCGTTAAAACTATCGTTGTCGCTCTTTCGTTCCTTGCTCTCGGTGTTCATGCCCAAAGCCCTTAACGCTTTCTGTCCCTGCTGCAACAACTCAATATATAGCTTTTCTTTCGGGTCGATCGTCTTGCGCTCGTTACCCTCCCGGCTATACTCCACGTTTACGGCCTGGTGTCCGTCTGCCATGATCTCATCGCCCAATATGTCGGCACGTACCAACAACTTAGCCGTAATATCCACTTGGTATGTAAGTTCGGATGTATATTTGCCTTGCTTCTTTAGCAACTTCACGATATACGCTTTCTTGCTCTTAATCTTGGCGGCTATCTTCTTGGTGTCTTCATCGGCGGTGGATGGCTCCGGCAAAGTCTGGCTAACTGGCAATGGGTCGGCGGTCTTTGGCTGCGCCTTATCGCTGTAACCTCGCTTCTTGCCCTTGGTCTTCAGGTAGAAGATAATAGCCGTTGTGTCGTTGGCGTTAATCGACTGCATCAACTTGCTTTCGACAAAATCTACCTGTGTCTCGGTGATCTCGTCCACTTTCTCCTTAAACTCTGGGTCTGCGTTGTACCATCGGTAATAAGTACTGCGCCCTATGCCTATCGCCTCGCACGCTGTGGCTATGATGCCGTAGCCCTGCGCCAAAGCCTCCAAAAACTTTTGTTTCTTTTCTTCCATGCTGCGTTACTTTTCAAATGAGCGGATGCCGTCGAAGTAGCCTTTGTAAAACTCAAACAGTCCCTTATCAACTGTTATACTTCCCTGCTCCGTTCTTGGGTTAGTGTTAATGTTTGCGCTTGTCTGTATGCCGAAATAAAAGCCCTCATCGTAGTTGCACCCTGCGTATATCTTGCTGTGGTTCTTGAATACTGCGGCACGTCCTGCCTCTGGGTGGTCCTGATAGAACTTTTGTACCATCTGCCATTCAATCTTATAGCTGCCCGGGAATATCTCGCCCAAATACATATCAAGTTTCTTAATGCGCCCTTGCTCGTACCATTGCCGTACCTGCAAAATATCCTCTGCCGCCATGCACCATGTCGATAGTAAACAGTAGTCCAAATCATGCTGATTAAGCACCACTTTCAGGTAACTAAGGCTATCCACGTCCCCGGCGGTGATAAAATTGTAGGTGGTATGGTCTTGCAACTTGACGTACTGCATTGCCTCCAATAACTTGACCTCGCTAAATGCTCGGCGGTACTCGTACCGTTGCGACAACTCGGTACACTCCTTTGTACGTCTGTGCGCTCGCTTTGCCTGGGCGGTTGTTTCGGCTGTGGTTTCTTCCGGCTCCACCTCATCGGGTGGGGGGGGCTTGGGTCTGACCTGCGCCAAAGCTGCCAAATCCAAAGCCTGTGCCATCTTGGTTTCCAAACTTCATAAATCTTGCTTTTTAATATTAACCTACGCACGTGGGCGTTTTTATATCGTGCCAACTATGCCGGGGCTTTGCATCTGGGCAAAATCCCCCACGGCCCAAAAATCGGCTCACGTGTGGAAAAGGGGGTTGGTGAGGTTTAACCGGGGGTGTACCCCATTTAAAAAATAGGCCCCCGGGTCTCCCCTTGTAACCTCATTTCAAAAATTTATTCACAAATCTTTTCAGGTGCTCTTTGGCTCTGTTCTTTGCCTGAACTTTGCCACACCTGCCCATATCCGTATGTACCTTAACGTGGCACTCATGGCATAGGGCTTTGAGGTTAAAGTAATCAAACATCAGGCGTTCTTTTTCCTGCCTTGTTAGTCCGTCCTCTACCGGGATAACGTGGTGTACCTCGGTGGCTGCTGCCACTCTGCCCAATTCCTCGCACCTCTCGCATAGTGGGGTATCGTTGAGTTTGTCACGTCTCAATCGTAGCCACTTGGCCGTATGTATCAGTCTTATATAGTCTTTATCCTTTGCCATACTCTAATATTCGTCTTTGATGTCTATTGTTGTGTGATACTTCCTTACCAAAAAGTTGAGGCTATCCAACAAAGATTGCTGTACGCCCTGCTTACCGCTTAATGCTGTGTTGGCTCGTTCATCTACGGTGTTGGCACAAATCAACTTATACACCTGTACTGGGTACTGCTGCCCTTGTCGGTGTAATCGTGCGTTGGCTTGTTGGTATAATTCCAGATTCCAACCTGTACCAAACCATACGATATAGTGCCCACCTTGCTGCATATTCAAGCCAAACGCCGTGCTCATCGGGTGGGCCAATAGTACGTCTATCTTTCCGGCGTTCCACTCTCTCAACTCCTTTTCACCCTCGTATGACTTGACGGTATAGCCTTTCAGTTTCTTGGTGATACGTGTTACATCATGCTTAAACTGATAGAAGACTAACACATGATTGCCGTTTGCAGCTTCCACGATCTCAGCTAACTTATCCAACTTCTCATCGTGTATTTCGTGTACGTCTTTAGCCTCATCGTATATTGCACCGTTGGCAAACTGGCTTAACTTATTCATCAGCCCGGCGGCACTATTTGCTAAGATATTGGCATTTTCCCCGGTATGCAATTCGGTAAACTCCAAAACCTTTTCTTTCTCAAACTTGTTGTATGCTTCCATCACCTTTGGCGACAAAGTAAGTTTGGTTTCGTGGGTGATCATATCCGGCAACTGCAAATAGTCCTTTGCTTGCATCGAAAGACAAATATCGGAAATCTTGTTTTTGATGATGTCCTCACACCCTTTTTTGATGTCGCAACGTACTATTACGTTGTTCCATTTGTGGGTCTCAAAGTAAGTTTCACGATACTTTGTTACACTCTTGCCTAAACGCTCGCCCATGTCTATACAGTACATTTGTGCCCATAGGTCTATCAGTCCGTTGGGTGCTGGCGTTCCTGTAAGTCCGATAACTCGATTAACTGTTGGTATGGCTGTACGCATCGCCTTAAATCGGTTTGACTTAGAAGATTTGAAACTCGTTAGCTCATCAATCACCAATACATCAAATGGCAACTGACCGCCGTACTTTCCAACTAACCAAACAAAACTATCACGCCCAATAACGTAGATGTCCGCTTTAGATGCCAACGCCAAATTACGCTGCTTCTCTGTGCCCATCACCTTTGCTACTCTCAGGCTTTGCAAATGATCCCACTTTTCTGCCTCGGTAGTCCATGTTGTTTCGGCTACCTTTTTCGGTGCCACCACCAAAGTACGGCTAACCTCGCAATCGTCCATCAATTGTTGTACTGCCGTTAAGGTCGATACCGTCTTACCTAAACCCATATCCAAAAACAAACCGCATCGTGGGTGGTCTAATATCCACTGCATCGCTGTTTTCTGGTAATCGTATGGTCTGTACTTCATTGTTCTGCCCTCCAAACTTTAATTAATTCGTCGATCATCTGTTTGTTGTCGATTGTATAGACTTCGTGCCCCATGCTCACCAACTCATTTTGTCTTATGGTTTGTATCTTCGTTGGTTTCTTGCCTTTACTTTTCAACTCCACCCAAATAACCTTACCACCATGTAGGCATACCACTCTATCAGGATAACCCACCATGTTTGCATTTGAGTATTTGAGGCAAATGCCGCCAATGGCTTTCACCTCTTGCACCAAATATTTTTCTATCGCCTTTTCCGATACCTCGGCGTGGCGTGTTATTGCTTCTAACTTTTTCATTCTATCTTATGCCGTTTGTAAACATTCTACTTTCAACATTCTATACATATATACTTAATACTCCTTTATACGTATATTTATAGTATATAACTATATATTACTACTTATACTATATTTTATGTTTATTATGTTTACATATATAGTTAAGTATTGATAATCAGCCTTTTAGGTGTAAACAAAGTGTGTAAACAAAGCTGTAAACAAAATAAATTGTTTACACATTTTGCGATATTTGCTTTTTGCTGCTTTGCTTGTAAACAAACCCTGTAAACATCACTTTGTTTACATATTCCTACGCCCGATTGATGCCTTAAAGGTCGCTTTCGTCGTCGTCTGTTGGTCTGCTAAACCCTCGCTGTGTCCCATATATCGGAAATCTTGCAGACGATAGTTTTAACCAACCAATTTCGCCCAACACCTTATTAACCTTTCTTGCTTCGTACTTGTAATCTTTGCTGCCAACGTCTCGCCCTAACACCTCGCAAAGAAACTCGGCGGCACATACTTTGGTACGTGTTTCCGTTCCTGTTGCATCCAGTGGGTCGGGGTTTTTAATGTATGCACGTCGGCGGTTTAAGTCCCATGTACTCCAGTCGGTCGGCAATTTCATATCTAAGTATGCCTGTATCATTCCCGGTAATGGGTCTTCCTGATTATCGTTAAACTCACCCTGACGCTTTCGGGCTTCCGCTTCCAATGCCTCACTAAGGTACAACTTTTCGCCGTCCTTATAGCGTTGCACGGCTTCCGCCCATAACTGGTTACGGTCTGCCTCGATCGCTTGGCGTGGGTCTCCGTGCTTACGTAGTTCGGGGTTTACGCTCATTACCCAAAAGCGGCGGTTTCCGGTCTCACCCTTTAGAAAATATGTTTCGTTGGTCGTACCACAAAAAACGCATTGTCTCGGGTGGGATTCCATCACGCTGCCGTATGCCGGGCGGTACATATCATTCTGACGGCTTATGTAGGCTTTCACCTGCTCAACGTCTGATCGCTTGATACTGCCCAACTCAGGTAACTCGATAACCCAACCGTTCCGGGCTTGCTCCATACCTTTTGTACCCTCCATTGTTACCAAACTATCGCTAAACCAATCGCCGCCCATTACATTGAAAAGCGTAGATTTACCGATACCCTCGGCTCCGGCAATAATCAGGCAATAATCATACTTGCATCCCGGATTCATCACTCTTGCTACCGCCGCCGTAAAGTGCTTACGTGTCATAGCTCTGTTTAGCTTATTATCTTCTGCACCTACGTAGTCGATAATCAAGTGGTCTAAGCGTGGCACGCCATCCCATGTAAGACTATTGAGGTAATCACGTATTGGGTGTACTCTGTGACGTGTAACGACGGCCACCAAAGCATCTTTGATTTTGTCCTTTCCAGTTACTCCGTACTTCTCATCTAAGTAGATTCTTAGATTTGCATCATCAGTATTACCCCATTGTGTCGCCTCAGCGTTCCACGGTAAACCACCTGTTATGTAGTTAAACCCATTAAACAGATTTTGCCATATATGGTTTTTTAATCTTGGGTCGTTTTCCAGAATAGCAATAATATTGCTTGCCGTTGATTTGATGCTGCCTTTCTTGTCAAAGTCTAATTCAGCCATCCACTTGTCGGCGTTTTCAGATACTGCGCTGTCTCCGGCTTCCTCTGCTTCGATGTCGGCAAAATCATCATCGGCCTGGCCCTGTCGCTCCTTTGTAAGTAAGATTCTTACCTTTTTGTCCTTGGCTACGAAATCCTGCATTTTCAGGTACGACGGTAAACGTGTGTTGTCTGTTATCTTCGTCCCCTCATCCTGCACACCGTACAAATGTATTCGGCAAAGGTCGAAAGCATTGCAAAGCTGCTTACTCGCCGGGTCTGTTTCGTGGTTGCTGTACGCAAACTTACCCTCATAGCAAACCAAACCTGCCGCCACACTACCATTAATGTAGGTGTATCGCCCATCGTGGGCGGTCTTCTCGTACACATCAGGTAGAAACGTGTCGATTGCATCCTCAATGGAATAGGCACGGCAAAAAGCACCGATTAAGCCGGGCTTTTCGGTCGGATCACCTACCTTTTTCAATTCGTGTACGATGATGTCACCCTCTCGGCTCGATACTGGCCAAAGTGCCACATCTTTATAGTCGTGGTACTGCTTTAGGAACTCATCAACGTTGCACGCCTTGCCGTCTTGGTATTCAAACACATATTCGCCGTCTCTGCTTGTAGATGGATAGTAAAACAATCTCGCTAACTGATAGGTGGTATCGTCGAACACCTCAATATTAAGTTTGCTCGCTATCATCCTGCAAAGCGGCTCGTATTCATCCGGGCGTACCTGACGGCTCAATGGGAACACCAAACGATAGCGTGGGTTTTCCGGCGTGTGCTTGTGTGTGCTGTAAAGCATCGCCGCAAAGTCAAAGTTTAACGTGAACTCATCCCAAAGGTCGGGTGTACCGTAGTCAATATCAAGCGTGGCAATACTTCGCCACATCACGTTAGCGGTCTTTCGTGTTCCACCTGATAGATAGCCACCGACAAAACCGCCCACGTCCTTGATACTACTTTGTTCCTCCCTGCTCATCTTTGCGTACTCGCTTACGCTTTCCGTGGTTCGCTTCGTTTCGCTGCATCGCTCTACCAACTTCGCCCATGTGGTCGCTTTGTTCTTCCACTTCTTTGCTATACGGCTATGGGCTGTTGCTATGTCGATCGGGAAATCATTGTTTAACTTTATCTGTGCCATACGTCAATCTTTCTAAAGATTCATACGATAACTTATCTAAGATACCTTTAAAGTACTTAGCATCTTCCTCGCTGTTCGCCTTGATAGTTACCGGGCGCACACCGATTTTGCCTATTGGTGGGTGTACCACTAATTCAAATGGTTGTGGCTCATCGTCCAACTGCCTGAAAAGTTCTTTTAGGTCGCTCGCCCTAATAACTTTAAATCTTATATATCTGAAATCTTCTGCCATGTTGTTTTACTTTTTAAGATGATCGGGTAAAAATGAAAGTATATGCTTTATAACCTCTACCGTCCAACCATTGCCCAACATTC